GTAGAGCAATACTGTGAAATTTTAAAGCGTAACACACAACAAGATTGGGGCTGTGGTATTCCTGGATTCCCTATTGGCGTTGACCAAGACGTTGGTGAAGACTATAGCTTTGGCTCATGGGAGGAGTACTATGAAACTACAGGAAATAGTATTTCCCGTATTCAGGTTGGGTGAAAAACAACCTGAAACAGATGGCAATATAGTGTATTATAAATCAGAATATAGTGATAAGGATACTGCTGAACATACAACAAACTATAGGTTTGTAGACGATAAGTCAATAGATAAGCCTACTCTAGGCTTACGTAGACTCGCTTTACAAGGTAAAGCAACGTTGTTTCCTATAAGTTCAGCAGTATACTTTCTTGTAGATATTATTAAGTTGGCAAAATCAACAACGTGGTTTATTGATAGTCACGGACAGGTTTTTCAACATAAAAAAACTACACGCGCCAAGCTGACAACAAAGAAGATTACTAAAGTGTTACCTGCGGAGGGCATAGGTTGTGTATTAGAATTACAAGGTATAGCGCATAGATTTAAAACTATGATTCAGCCTCAAAGTTATCACCAATATGGTGGCGTTCTATACATGGATAATAGTTACTTATTTTACGGATACTACGAATATCCCCAGAAAGATACTTGGAGATTAGTATAGTGGCAAAAGCAGTAATTAGTAACAGAATATATATTGATAATCCTGGTATAGAGCATACTAAACACGTAATTAAGTCTCTTACATACAAAATACATAAAGACACTGGATCAAAAAAGTTTGCTAGTGTAGAAACAATTAAAAATTATAAGTCGTTAATCAAGGGTATTTTATCTATTCCTCAAGGTAGAACAGACTTAATTCCTAAAGATTACGAAATTATAGACAAACGAGTATTAGTACCAGTGCCTTTTCCCGACCCTAAGTTTGAGCTATATGAAGATCAACAAACAATCTACAATGAAGTAAATGATACTTGCTTTATAAATGCTTTACCAGGTTGGGGCAAGACATTTACAGCACTACACTTAGCTAGAAAGTTTGGGCAGAAAACATTAGTTATCACGCATACAGCTGCATTGCGAGATCAATGGGTTGAAGAGATTGAGACTTTATTTGGTTGTGAGTGTGGTATTATTGGTGGAGGTAGTCTAGATCATGAAGATCATTTTATTACAGTTGCCAATATTCAAACACTTGTAAAACATACCACTGAGTTAGCTAAAGAGTTTGGAACAGTTATCTTAGATGAGGCGCATCATTGTCCCGCAACAACGTTTGCTACAACAGTTGATAGCTTTTATGCACGTTACAGAATTGCCCTTAGTGGTACAATGATCCGTAAAGATGGTAAGCATATATTATTTAAAGACTACTTCGGTACTGTAGTGTTAAAACCACCTGCGTCTAATACTATACCTCCTACAATTCACATGGTAAAAAGCGGTATTAAACTTAAAGCTAATGTTACTTGGGTAGATAAAATTACTGATCTTACTCAAGATGATAAGTATAGACAGTTTATTGCAGACATAGCTAAGATGCATATTGCCGAAGGGCATAGTGTTTTAGTTATTGCTGATAGAGTAGAATTCTTAGAAAAGGTAAAAGAATATGTTGGTGAAAAGTGTTTGTTGGTTACTGGGGCAACCAGTTTTGAAGATCGACAAAAAGCCAAGGCTCAAATCCTTGCCAAAGAAAAAATGTGCATTGCTGGAAGCAGGCAAATCTTTTCAGAAGGAATATCAATCAACATCCTTAGCTGCGTAATATTAGCAGTTCCAATGTCAAATGATAGCTTACTAGAACAAATTGCTGGTAGAATTATGCGAATGCATGAAGGCAAACTAGACCCAATCATAGTAGACATTCAATTTGCTGGATACGCGGATAAAAAACAAAACACAGACAGGTTAGGGCTTTATCTACGCAAAGGCTGGAAAGTATTAGCCTAGATAAAATTTCACTTGTCAAATTGTATCCAAAATGGTATAATATTTATTAAGTTTTAGTATATGACCTTTTTCTTCAACCTTGAATTGCTTGAGTCCACAACACAGTGTGACTCTGTAAAATTAGTTGAAATTTTAAGACTGCATTTTATTAGAAAATCTATTCCTAAAAACCAATACAGTAAAATCAAACCGATTTTTAACTTAAACGGTAATAGTTTTCTAATAAACCCTGCTCAATTATTTACTGATACCAGCACAGATATTGTACACAAAGCACAATACATACGATTAGCGGGGCGTAGAAATTACGCCATATATAAACATTACGATTACACATATCTAGACCTATCTTATTATTCAGATATAGATTTAAACGCAATAAAACCAAATCCGCTACTAAAAATAACAGAAAACAAAATTCACTTCAAATACGAGGAAAAATAAAAATGGCACTTAGTTTTAAAAACACCAAAGGTAAAGCACAATCAAACAAAGTTGATTCTTATGAATACAAAGATGGCGAAAATACAGTCCGCTTAATTGGCGGAGTTCTACCACGATATATTTATTGGCTGAAAGGCACTAACAACAAAGATATTCCAGTTGAATGTTTAGCATTTAGTCGTGAAAAAGAAAAGTTTGACAACGTTGAAAAAGATCATGTTACTGAGTATTATCCAGAAGCAAAGTGCTCTTGGAGTTATTCTGTAAATTGTATAGACCCTAAGTCACAAAAAGTTGTTGCTCTTAATCTTAAAAAGAAATTGTTTGAGCAAATTGTTACAGCAGCTGAAGATTTAGGAGACCCTACTGACTATGATACAGGTTGGGATGTTGTGTTTAAACGTGTAAAGACAGGCCCTCTGCCTTTTAATGTTGAGTACACACTACAAGTTTTGCGTTGCAAGGCTCGCCCATTAACTGACGAAGAGCGTGCTATGGCTGATTCCGCTAAATCTATTGACGAGAAATTCTCTCGCCCTACAGAAGCAGATGTAAAAGCCTTGTTAGATAAACTCACAACCCAGCAAGATGAAGATGGCGAAGCCCCTTCATCTGAGCAAGAAGCAGTCAAAGAACTTGGTTAAAAAACTTAAGCCCGCTAAACAAAATGCTTAGCGGGCTTTTCTGTCTTATAGGACAATATGAAAGTATTATTTACAGCCGACCTGCATATTAAATTAGGTCAAAAAAACGTACCTATTGAGTGGGCAAAGAATAGGTTTAATATGCTGTGGCAACAACTAGAAACACTACAAGGTGAGTGCGATCTTTTTGTAGTTGGTGGTGACGTTTTTGATAAACTTCCTAATATGGAAGAATTAGAAACATATTTTGATTTGGTTAATAGTTGTAAAATTTCAACAATTATTTATGCTGGTAATCACGAAGCAGTTAAAAAGGACACAACTTTCCTTACTAATCTAAAACAAGTTACGAATCGCTTAAATCCATTAGTAGAAGTTATTGACGACTACTGTAAAATAGAAAATATGGATTTTATTCCTTATAATAAATTAAAAGAGTTTGAGAAGAATCCTTTTCAAATTCGTGGAAACATTTGTTTTACACACGTTCGCGGAGAAATCCCACCACATGTAAAACCTGAAATGGACTTAGAAGTATTTGCTAGCTATGACGTTGTTTTAGCAGGCGATCTACATAGCTATGAAAATTCTCAAAAAAATATTATCTATCCTGGAAGTCCCGTTACTACTAGCTTTCATCGTGGGAATGTGGCTACTGGTGTTATTTTATTGGATACCCATAGCTTAGATCATGAATGGCGTGAACTACAACTACCACAACTTATTCGTCGTACAGTAGCTGTGCATGACCCTAAGCCGCAAACAGACTACGATCACACAATTTATCAAGTTGAAGGCGATATGCAAGAACTTGGTGAACTAGAAGATTCAGAGTTAATTGATCGTAAAGTAATTAAGCGAGACACAGACTCTGCGCTAATTCTAGACAAAGAAATGTCTATGTCAGAAGAAATTCGTGAGTATCTAGCATATATTTTAGAATTGCCTGAAGATACTATAGAAAACGTATTAAAAGAGTTTCAAAATCATGCAGACAAAATTGAAACTGAATAGAGACTTTAATGATAACTATAAAACAACTACGATGGGCTAACGCCTTTAGTTACGGAAAAGATAATCAAATTGATTTTGTTTCAGCTCCACTTACACAATTAGTAGGTAAAAATGGGCACGGTAAAAGTTCTATTGCTTTAATACTAGAAGAAGTATTGTTTAATAAGAACTCAAAAGGTATTAAGAAAGCAGATATTCTTAATCGCCATATTAAAGATAAGACTTATAGTATTGAACTAGACTTTAACAGAGATGACATAGACTACACAATTAAGTCTAGTCGTGGCACTGCTCAAACCGTAAAACTTTTTAAGTCAGGTGTAGATATAAGTGCTCATACGGCAACCGCAACTTATAAAATAATTGAAGACATACTAGGGTTTGATCATAAGAGTTTTGCACAAATAGTTTACCAATCTAATGCTAGCAGTTTAGAATTTTTAACTGCTCCTGATACTGCTCGTAAAAAATTTCTTATTGAGATTCTTAATTTAGGCAAGTATACTCGTGCTGCTGAAGTTTTTAAAGAAGTTGCAACACAACTTACTAAAGATATTGCTGTAGTGCAGTCGCAGGTAAATACTGTGGCAAGCTGGTTAAATAAATATGAAAAAACTGAGCTAACACTAAAAGAACTAATTGCAAGCCCAGAGTTAAATACTTTGCTAATAACAGAGGCGGCAGCTTTAGAGTCTAGTATAAGCAGTATAGAGTCTACTAATAAAAAGATTTCTCAAAACAATACTTACAAGCAAATACAATCAAAGATTACACTGCTACCAATTCCAGAAAAGCCTGAAGAAGGCATGGAAAACTATCAAGCAGAAGTAGCAAAATTATCTAAAACAATTACTGATGCAGAGAGTTTTGTTAGAAAAATGAAAACTCTGGGTGGAACGTGCCCTACTTGCTTAAGTGACATTGATGAGTCTAAGGTTTCAGAATTAGTAGTAGAAAAAGAAACAGAGGCTGAAAAAGCTCGCTATGCTTCTTCTATGTACGACGTAAGAATTAATAATATTAAATATCAAAAAACAGCTTGGCAAGATGCTCAAAAAGCTCAGGAAGATTGGGAAAAGTATCATATTCTAATTGATACAGAGTTACCAGAAACATTATTAGACAAACAAACTCTACAACAACAATTTACAGAATTACAGAATTCAATTGCTGCTACTAAACGTAAAATCGTTGAAGCAGAGCAATACAACAAAGAAGTAACTGCACACAACACTAAAATAGATTTAGTATCAAAACAATTAGTTGAGATGAACCAAGAACTAGAGGTTTATAGTGGTAAACTGCACGAGTTAAGCGAGCGCATGAGTATTTTAAATGTTTTAACAAAGACATTTAGTACAACAGGTTTAGTAGCATATAAAATAGAGAGTTTAGTAAAAGACTTAGAAGAAATTACAAATAGTTATTTGGTTGATCTAAGTGATGGAAGATTTCAAATTAGTTTTAAAATTAGTGCTAGTGATAAACTAAATGTTGTTATTACTGATAATGGAAAAGATATTGAAATACTTGCGTTAAGTGGTGGTGAAAAAGCAAGAGTTAATGTAGCTACTTTGTTGGCTATTAGAAAACTAATGCAAACATTGTCTAGTTCTAGAATCAATCTATTAATACTGGATGAAACTGTAGAAACACTTGATACTGATGGTAAAGAAAAGTTAGTAGAAGTATTACTACATGAAGAACACTTAAACACTTTCTTAGTAAGTCATGGCTTTAGTCATCCCCTACTAGAAAAGATTAATGTTGTTAAACGTAACAACATATCCCAAATAGAGGTATAATGACAGTAGATCCAAGAGCCAAAGGTGCTAGAACAGAGACCACAGTACGTGATCTACTCAAAAAGCATACAGGTTTATCATGGGAAAGAGTACCTGGATCAGGCGCTCTTGACCCTAAACATCAGCTTAAGGGCGATTTATACGTTCCTGGGCGAACCAACCTTTGGTGTGTAGAAGTTAAAGGCTATGCGGAAGATCACCTTACTTCACACTTACTAACATCCAAAACTCCGCAACTAGTAGAATTCTGGCAACAGACTACTCGTCAAGGCACTCAAGTTGGCAAAAAACCGCTACTGATTTTTAAATTTGATCGCAGCAAAGTATTTGTTGCTTTTGATGAGATGCCTAATTCACAAAACTATCGTTGCTTATACTATAACCATGAAGACCACGAGTTCTATGCTGCACTGCTAGAAGATTGGTTAAAGTGGGAGCAACCAGTATTTGTAACTTGACAAAACAGCTAAGCAGTGGTATAATAACAGATTAACACACAAATAATATGTCAAAAACATTCTCAAAAATTACCGAACAAGAAAATACCTTACTAGTTGTAGACTCACTTAATCTTGCATTTCGCTATAAACATAGTGGTGCTACAGATTTTGCTGAAGATTACTTACGAACAGTTCAAAGTCTTAAAAAATCATATAAAGCAAGTCATGTTATTATTGCAGGAGATATGGGCTCAAGCTCTTATCGTAAAGCTATTTATCCTGAATACAAGCAAAATCGTAAAGATAAGTTCGCAGAACAAACCGATGCTGAAAAAGCAGCGTTTGAGTTGTTCTTTGAAGACTTTACAAAAACACTAGAACATATTGCTGAAAGTACCGACTTTCCAATTTTACGCTTTCAAGGCGTTGAAGCAGATGATATTGCAGCATATATTGTATCAAAAAAATCAAAACTCCCTGTTGATGATATTTGGCTAGTTAGCTCAGATAAAGATTGGGATTTATTAGTTCAACCTAACGTATCAAGGTTCAGTTATGTTACTCGCAAAGAAGTTACTTTTAACAACTGGAATGAGCATTACGACTTTAATCCAGAAGACTACATTAGTATTAAGTGTCTTACTGGTGACACTGGTGATAACGTGTTTGGTGTGCCTGGCATTGGGCCTAAGAGAGCAGTTGGTTTGGTTAATGAGTATGGTAGTACCTATGACATTATTGCAAGCATTCCTCTTAGCGGCAAATACAAGTATATCCAAGCCCTAAACGAATGTAAAGATACATTAGCCTTAAACTATAAATTAATGGATTTAGTAACCTTTTGCGAAGATGCAATCGGTACTGAAAATTGCAAACAAATTGACGAAACCTTAGAGTTATATTTAAAATGAGCCAACCAACAATTATTTCTAATAGCGGTATGTATAATCATAGTACCATGACCTACGGGCCTCCACTAGAGTGCTTAGCAAAGCCAGGAGCTAAACTTCCTGAACGTGCACATCCCACAGATGCAGGAGCAGATTTGTTTAGCTATGAAAGTTTGGAAATTTATCCAAACGAGCAAAAACTTGTTGATACGGGTATAGCAATTAAAATTCCACAAGGCTTTGCAGGCTTTGTGTATAATAGAAGCTCTCAAGGAAAAAAGGGAATTACTATCCCTCACAGCGTAGGCGTGATAGATAGTGGTTATCGTGACACAATTAAAGTTTTGTTAAAAAATATCGGTGATGACCCTTATAAAATTACA